AAATAGACGTGAGAAAGAGAGGCAGGCAGAGGTTCATGTTATAAGCAAAGAGGACATGAAAGGCTTTGTTGATTTCTTAAAAGAAATTTTTGAATAAACCTTGACGAACAATAATTGAATATGGTATAATATGATAGACAAAACAGATAAGGTTCGGCGTACATCAGATTGTGTACATTTGCCACTTATCTGTTTTGTGCATATTAAAACAAAGGAGCAAAGAACATGGATGTAAATATTGAAGTGTCTAACAGATTTGCTTCTTTTCTAACCGACTGGGATTATGAACAATACCTGCTGTTGGGTGGGTATGGTAGCGGAAAGAGTTACCATGTAGCATTGAAGATTATACTAAAACTCCTGGAAGAAAAGAGAACAGCACTTGTTGTTAGACAGGTAAGGGAAACAATCAAAGAATCATGTTTCGCACTGTTCAAAGAAATCCTTGAAAAGATGGGGTTGTTATCAGACGAAGCAGTGAGATTTAACAATAGACCGAAGGGTGGAAAGGTTGTTGCGATTTCTAGTCCTTTGGAAATCCGTTTCCCGAATGGTTCAAGAATAATATTCCGAGGGATGGACAATACGGAGAAAATCAAGTCCATACATGGTGTCAGCATTGTTTGGATGGAAGAGTGTAGCGAAATCCGTTATGAAGCCTATACCGAGTTGCTAGGGCGTATCAGAGAGCCTAGAGTGACGTTGCATTTTATCTTAACAACAAACCCAGTGGGGAAAGAAAACTGGGTGTACAACACATTTTTTGTGCATACAGATGATAGAGGGAAAGAAAGAATAATACAAAGCCCAGATGAGTTTTACAAACGTAGAACATTGGTGAACAAAAAGAATGGTGTTTATTATCACCACAGTTTACCAGATGATAACCCATTCCTTCCTGTTTCGTACATTCGCCGTCTGGATGGATTGAAGAGAACAGACAAACAGTTGTGGGTTGTTGCAAGATGGGGAAGGTTTGGAGCGAATGGAACAAGGGTACTTCCGAATTTTGTTGTTGCGAAGGACAGCAGAGAGTTCAAACGGAAGGTGAACAGTATTTCTGCACAATTTCATTTCTTTGGACTTGACTTTGGTTTTGAAGAAAGTTATAACGCGCTTATAAGTTGTTGTGTGGATGATACAAACAAAATCTTATACATTTATGATGAAATTTATATGAACAAAATAACAGATGATAGATTCAGTCAACGGCAGGATGTAAGAGAGGTTGCAGAACGAGCAGGGAGGTGTGAGAAACCAATCTGTGCGGATTCAGCAGAACCTAAAACAATTCAGTTCTACAGGCAACAGGGGTACAATATGTACGGTGCAAAAAAATACATTGGAAGTCGGTTACAGAACACAAAGAAGTTGAAACGATTTAACAAGATTGTGTGTTCTCCTAGATGTAAGAATACAATTAGAGAGTTGAAAGACCTAACATACAAACGAGACTCAAGGGGCAATGCAATCTATGATGAGTTTAACATTGACCCACATACATTCTCTGCATTGTGGTATGCTTTAGATACATACACCGTTGCAGACATAAAGGAAATCAAAACAAACAGCAAAGCAGGATAGTGTTTCATGTGAAACGAGAGCAGAAAGGAGAACGTGGAGAGAATGAAAACATTGAGAAGTAAAACAAAACAAGTAAAAGACATCAGAGATTTACAGAAACAGAGTTTTGAGAAATCAACAGATGATTACATGGTAGGTTTATACAATGGGTTGGAAATGGCAACAGCGATTTTGGAAAGTAGAGAACCAGTGTTCTTGGACATTGTAAAAGAACCACCAGTGATAGAGAAAAAAGAAGAACAGACAGGAAGAACGATAGCAAGTGGAATAAAAAGGAGGGTCTTGTAATGTGACAACTGCGGAAATGATTGGAATAGTTGTTTTGGGTTTAAGTTCGCTCATCGGAATATTTACAGCAGTATATAGACCGCTGAATGAAAACACAAAAGCAATGACTGAACTAACATTAAAAATGGAACAGCTTGCAGAGAAAATAGACGAGCAAAACAAAAAAATTGAAGGACAAGAAAAAGCATTATTAGAGTATAAAGAACATGTGAGAGATTCACAAAAAAGACAATGGGACAAACTAGATGAACATGGCAAAGCATTACAACAAGTAAGTCATGCATTAGAAATGTGTAAACAAGAACATGAAAAGGAGTGACAAACATATGTTTAAAAATTGTGTACTTAAACCAGACGTGAATACAATCAAGTGGTGTAAGGCAACAGGAGTAAGAGCTGTTAAAACAATGGCGCAGACATTTGTTGCAACGATTGGAACTGCAACAGTAATTGGTGCTGTTGATTGGAAGATGGTACTTTCTGCTTCTGTTTTGGCTGGTATTCTTTCCATAGCAACCAGCGTTGCAGGAATACCAGAAGTTGAAGCAGAAGAGTAAAACAAACAAAACAAGGAGGAAATAAAACGAATGGCATATATGAATGGTATTGATGTTAGTAATTGGCAGAAAGGTATTAATTTAGCCGCTGTTCCTGCTGATTTCGTGATTATGAAAGCAACACAGGGAACATGGTATGTTTCCCCAGATTGTGATAGACAATATCAGCAGGCGAAGAAAGCAGGGCGTTGTCTTGGTGTGTATCATTATGCACAGGGCGGCAATGTGCAGGCAGAAGCAGATTATTTTTTGAAGAATGTACAAGGATATATCGGAGAAGCAGTGCTTTGTTTGGATTGGGAAGGGCAGGACAACCCAACATTTAACACAGGACGAGACAACGCATGGGTAAAACAGTGGTGCGATTATGTTTATAGCAAAACAGGCGTGAAACCTATAGTATATATTCAGAAATCTGCATTGAGTAGGGTTTCTGGAATCGGTGACTATGGGTTATGGGTTGCACAGTATGCAAACAATAATCCGACAGGGTATCAAGCAAACCCGTGGAATGAAGGTGTGTACAGTTGTGTAATGAGACAGTACAGTTCCACAGGGCGTTTGAGTGGGTACAGTGGAAACCTTGACCTTAATAAGTTTTATGGAGACAGAACTGCATGGAATAAATATGCAGGAAAGGGAAACGCAACAAAACCAACTACCCAACCAAGTACAGGAATGAGCGCACCGTCTGGAACAACATTAGAACTTGTTGTTAAAACAATACAGGGCGCGTTTGGAAATGGTGATGCAAGGAAAACAAACCTTGGTTCAAGATATGATGAAGTACAGAACATGATTAACCATATTGCGTCTGCGTCTGCATCTGTATTGGCAAATGAAGTGAAAGTAGGTAAGTATGGAAACGGAGACATTCGCAAGCAGGTTCTCGGTTCTCGTTACAATGAGGTACAGAACATTGTGAATGGAAGTTCTGCACAGTATTATACAATCAAGAGTGGAGACACCTTATCTGGAATTGCGGAAAGGTATGGAACAACATACCAGAAGTTAGCACAGATGAATGGAATCAGCAACCCGAACAAAATCTATGCAGGACAGAAAATCAGAGTAAAATAATCACAAAGGGCGGTGGAATATCCGTCCTATTTTATTTGACATCTATTTTTTGTTGTGGTATAATAAAAAAAGAAAGGAGGGAGAACCTTTGGCAAAGAACAAACAATACACAGTAGAGGTAACAAAGGCATTGGCAAGTTTCCCCTATTTTGTTTTGAAGAATGAAATCACAGCAGGTTATAATCTATATACAAAGGAACTGCTTGAAATCAAACAAAATTATCTGGATTACAAAAAAGGTGCAGAGTTCTACACAGAGGGTAGCAGTGGGGATTATCAGCCGTCAGACATTCGCTTTAAGATTGCGAAAACATTGATTGATAAGGAGGCACGTTTCATGTTCTCACAGACACCAGATGTATTCATACAATCCGTAGATACAGGACAGACAGCCATGAAACAGGTGGAACAATACCAGATATTGATTGACAAAGTGTTAAAGGACAAAAAGAACAACTTTCCGAAAACATTGTTACAAAGTGCAAAAGATTGCTTTATTGGAAAGCGTGTTGCGTGTCTGGTGGATTTTTCCGAGGAAGATGGCATACAGATTCATTTCTATAACAGCTTACAGTTTTATTACGAAACAGAGTATGGTTCTGACAGATTAACAAAGTTTATCAGCTTTGAAAATGTGAACCAAACAAAATCAACACAGCAGAGATTGTACCTTGTAAATCGGTATGAGGAATTGAATGGAACAGTTTACATGAGTTCTATCCTTTACAATGGTTTGGGGGTAGTACAGGAAACAGTGATACCAGAACAGGCAATTCAGTTAGATTACATTCCTGCGGTTGTGATTGTGAATGACGGAACATTGGAGGACAAAAGAGGTGTTTCGGAGATTGAGAGCCTTACAGAATATGAATCAGGTTACAGCAGATTAGGGAATGGAGATATTGACAGTGAGCGTAAGGGAATGAACCCAATTCGTTATACTGTGGATATGAACTCACAGACAACAAAGAATCTTAGTTCTGGTGCTGGTGCTTATTGGGATTTGAAGTCAGAACAAAACCAGAACAATGTTTCGCCACAGGTGGGAACATTAGCACCGAGTATGAATCATACAGAACCAGTGAAGGTTACGCTTGACCGATTGAAAACAACTATGTATAATGAAATTGATATGCCAAACATTTCAGAAGAAACAATGGTAGGAACAGTCACAAGTGGTAAGGCATTGAAAGCATTGTACTATCCGTTACAGGTTCGTTGTGATGAAAAGTTGAAAACATGGAAACCTGCAATCGAGTTTATCGCAGAAGCAATCATTGACCTTGCAGTGTTAAACAAAGCAGATGTTGTTTCCTACTATGTGTTAACAGGATTGGATGAAGTGCAGTACAACATTGAAGTCATGGAGAATTATGCACTTGCAGAAGATGAAGAAGAAGAGAAGAACTCAGACCTTGCGGAGATTGCGGCAAATGCACGAAGCAGGAAGTCTTACATTAAGAAGTGGAGACGGTCAGAGTTCAAAACAGATGCACAGATTGATGAAGAGTTGATGCAGATAGCGATTGAAAACAATATGTTTGATTCTATGAGTATGAACACACAGGTACAGACAGAATTGAGCAGACGTGGAGTATCTGAAAAGGTTGACGATAATCTGGAAGTGATTGACACACAGAAAACATTGGAAGAAACACAAGCAACTGAAGAATAGTTGTTGACATTCTTTGCAAATGTGGTATAATTGAAGTATAAAAACAAGGCGGTGAAGTATGGCAAAACAAAAGTTCAGTTTGAAAAATGCAGAACAGGTCAGACAAACAACCACCATGTCACAACAGAAAGAAATCAAAAGGTTATATGAACAGTTATACCAAGATGTGACAAGGAAGGTTGGACAATTAGGAAACAATAATTTACAGAAACAAAACTTGATATTGTTACAGCGTGACATCAAGAATAGGATTGCACAGTTGAACAGTGACATACAGAATGGAATCATCCGAGATATGCGGATAGTTTCAAATGAAGTTGTGGAAGATACAAGGACATTTCTAAAACAATGTGGTTTTCGTGATGAAGATATACACAATGCGTTTAGTTATGTTCCAGACCAGATTATCAGAAACATAACAAGCGGAAATGTATATCAAGATGGGTGGACATTAAGCGGAGCAATATGGGGATATAACAAAAGAACACAGGAAGATTTGAACAAGATTATATCTATCGGAACAACACAAGGGAAGTCGGCGGTTGAAATCGCAAGGGAGCTAGAACAATATGTTGACCCTAGTGCAAGGAAATCAGCGAAAACAATTCAGTCATGGAGATATGACAAAGTGGGAAACAAAACAAAAGACAGTGTATATTTTGGAAAGATTGATTACAATGCGTTACGTTTGGCAAGAACATTGATAAGTCATGCGTACCAACAAAGTTTTGAGAATGTAAACAGGAATGACCCTTTTGTTGTTGGGTATCGGTGGTTGACTTCCAATTTTCATGGAAGGGTGTGCGAGATATGCAGAGCAAGGGCAGAGACAGACCAGTTTGGTTTGGGTGTGGGAGTGTTCCCCAAAGACCAACTACCATTAGACCATCCGAATGGGATGTGCACATTTGAAGCGGTGATACCAGACAGCATGACAGACATAGCCAGAAAAATAGGGCAGTGGTATCAAGCACCGATTGGAACATACCCAGACATAGATAAATATGCGTTGGATTTTATTACATAACAAAATGAATAAGAACAGAAGGGAGAACAAAACAGGTGAAAGTTAAGAGAGTTTGCAGAAAGTGTGGAGAAATCAATGAAGTTGATTCTAGCAATTTGATTCGTAAAGATGTGTATGACGAACATGGAACATATTACAAAATAATGTATTGTGATTGTAAGCGTTGTGGAGAGCGTGATGTGGTACAGATTGACAGTATAGAAACGTTAGAAATGTTCCGAAAGTTGAAAAGTTTGATAATCAAAGTTGCAAGAAAGAACATGAAAGGTGAAATAGTTAGTCCGAAAGATGTTCGTAAAAAAGACAAGTGGATGAAGAATTTACGAAAGAAAAGGGAAGATTTAAATGAATTGTGTAGCGGCAAAAAATTATTTGATGAAAATAAAAAAGTTGTGGTTGAACAGTTGACATTTCCAAAGGTTGGTGATATAATTGAAAGTGACTTGTGATAAGTGTCATAAGGAATTTGACAACATATTGAAGGAGAAAGAAAAACAGATTGATGAACAGTGTATCATTAGAACATATCTGGAATGCCCGCATTGTGGAGAACAGTATGTTGTTTGTTATGATAGTCAATCCACGTTGGTTTTAAAGAAACAAATTCGCAGGCACACAGCAATGTTGGGAACAATCAGAGATGAACACCAATACAGAAGAAAGTTAAAAGACATCGAGAAGAAACAAAAACGGTTAGAAAGAGAAATGAAAATCTTGCAGACAAAGTATTGCAAATATTTTGAAGAAAAGGAGAATTGAACATGGCAGAAGAAGTAAAGGGAACAGGAACAGAAGGACAGCAGGGAACAGAAGGAACACAGAATCAGCAGACACAGCAGAGTACAAAACAGCAGACAACGGAAACACAGAAGCAGGAAACACAGCAGAAAGTCGATGTTGAAAAAGTGAAAAGTGAAGCGTTATCTGGATTCCTGAAAGACCTCGGAGTTGAGGATGCAGATGCTTTGAAAGGGATTGTAACAAAACACAAGAAAACGGAAGAAGCAAACAAAACAGAGTTACAGAAGAAGGAAGATGCTTTAACAGAAACAACGAAGGAACTTGCAAGAGAACGTGAGGGAAGAATCCTTGCAGAAGCAAAGTTGTCAGCAGTTCAGTTAGGAGCAAAACCAGAGTTGGTAGACGACCTTGTGGTTGTTGCAAAAGCAAAGGTAACAAAGGAAAAGGACATCAATGCTGTAATTGCAGAAATCAAAGACAGCACATCTGGAAAGGTGTATTTTAAGTCCGATGAAGAAGAGGAAGAAGAAGCAGGAAAGAGCAAAACAAAAGGAAAGACAGTTACCAGAGCAAGGGTAACAAAACCTTCTGAAAAGTCCAAAGAAAAGGTAGAGGAAGAAGGAAAGGGAGAAGAACATAAAGGCTCTATGGCTGAACGTCTGTTGGCAGGACGGAAGGAAAAGAAAAGCCATTATTTCAAATAGGAGGAAAAACAAATGTTGAATAACACAGGTATTAAGAAAGAGACATATGGCTCTGGAAAACAGATTCTTTTTGCTGTGGAACACCAAGTTTCAATGGGAATCGTTGTTGACCAGAGTGTAGGAGTAGCAGAGGGAACAAAGAAGATTGCAAAGGCAGGAACACCGCTTACTGGAAATCTTGATGCAAGAGGAACAGCGTTTACAGCGGCTACAACTTCAACGGATTCAAATGCAGTAGGAATTTTGTTACATGATGTTGATGTTACTGTGGATGATAACAACGGAGCAATTCTTCTGTTTGGTTTCGTAAATACAAACATGATTGACAGTACAACAAAGGCGAAAATTACCGCAGAAGTCAAGACGGCACTGCCAATGATTAAGTTTGTGGCTTGCTAAAACAAAGAAAGGGGAAACAAAACAATGAGTATTTATGATTTAATTATAAGCGAAGAGATTGTTGCGTATTGGGAATTGCTTACACAGGAGAGAGAACCATACATGGGCGAAGAGTTGTTCCCGGATGATAAGAAGTTAGGACTTGACCTTAAATGGTTAAAGGGTTCAAATGGACTTCCTGTTGTTCTGAAAGCGTCTGCATTTGATGTTGCGGCTATTCCTCGTCCGAGAATCGGTTTCGAGAAGTTAAGTGCACAGATGCCGTTTTTCAAGGAATCAAAGTACATTGATGAAGAGTTAAGACAGGAACTTAACAAGGTTATCGAGAGCAACAATCAAGCGTACATTGACGCAGTAGTAAACAGAATCTTTAATGACGAAATGGATTTGTTAGAGGGTGCGGCGGCACAGAGAGAGCGTATGCGTATGATGGCTCTTACAACTGGAACAATCGTTATGGAAGGAAATGGACAGGTATATGAGTATGATTACCAGATGCCAGAGAGCCACAAAACAACTGTAGCAAAGTCATGGAGTGACCCGACAGCAACAATTATGGAGGATATTCGGAAAGGAATACAGCTGATTGTTGATGATACAGGAGTAATACCAGAAAGAGCAACTTGTTCTTCTAAAGTGTTTGGATATTTCAGAATTAACAATGAAATTAAAGCTTCTATCATGGTTATTACAGATGGTGCTGGATTTATTTCTGATGCAAAAATTAAACAGTACATTGCAGATGAGCTTGGTTTACAGATTGTTGTAAATGACAAGCGTTACAAAGATGAAAAAGGAACAGCACAGAGATATGTTGCAGACGATGTGTTTGCTATGTTTCCAGCAGGAAAGCTTGGAAATACATGGTTTGGTACAACACCAGAAGAATCTGACCTTATGACAGGAAGTGTTGCAAATGTATCAATCACAGACACAGGTGTAGCGGTAACAACCATTCAGAAAGCAGACCCAGTAACAGTTGAAACAAAAGTAACTATGATTTGTCTGCCAGACTTCCCAACAGCAGACCAAGTTTATATTCTTGATGTAATTGCGTAGGGGGGAAGTAGCATGGCAATGGTAACGGCAAAAAGAGGACAACATGTTGTGAAAGTGAGCAAACATTCTTATGAGACATTGTTCCGTAACAAAGGTTATAGGATTGTTGGCGAGGAAGAAGCAAGACCAGAAACAGACATGATTGACACAGAAGAGTTTGAAGAAGAGATGGAAAAAACAGAAGAAGTGCATGAGGTTGAAACTGTTCCGATTTCAGAAATGAACAAAGAACAGTTAGCAGAATATGCGAAAGAACATAACATTGATACTTCTGGTGCAAGAAATGTCAGAGAAGCAAGACAGATTATCCAGAAAGCAATCAGAGAAGCGAAGATGTAACAGAAAGGGGGGTGAACAGAGTGGATAAATTAGAACAGCTAAAATTCAATTTAAGGGAAAAACAAATTCCTTATTTTGAAGAATCGGAGTTACAGGCATTATTGGATAACAATGGTGGAGATGTGAACAAAGCGAGTTATGAAGGATTGATTTTAAAAGCTGAAACAACAGGCTTGAATGTCAGTGGATTGACTACGCAGGATAGTTCTAGTTATTTCAAGATGTTGGCTTCCCGATATGTTTCCACGAATAGTGGGGTGCTGACATAATGAATGAAGCAAGAATGAAAATGGAACTCCACAAGGTTTTAAGAGAGATACAGATGCATGGAACAGAGTATACATTCTTCCGAAAAAAGGTTGATAAGTATGGAGAGCCAACAAAAGAAGAACCAGAACAAATTGCAAATGTTAAAGGGTTGTTCCATGTATCAAAAGGATATATTACACAGAGCATGCAGGATGGAACAAAGACACACAGCAAAGGACAGCCAATGCTGATGGTTGCACATGAGAACATAGGAGAGATTAAGACGGAAGATTTTTTCGTCATAAATGGAAACAAATACAAGGTAGTAGAAAAGAACAACATACAAGAGTATAACATAGTAACAGACATTTCATTGGAGTTGGTGCTAGATGGCAGTAATTAAGGTTAATGTTTCAAAGCTGTTAGAAAATCTGGAAAATGCAGAAACAAAGTCACAGGTTGCAATTCGTATGTTTGCACAAGAGGGTGCAAAGAAGTTTGAGAACTATGCGAAGAGGAATAGACCTTGGACAGACAGAACAGGTCATGCAAGACAAAGATTGACAGGGTGGGTGGAAGTGTTAGCAAACAAAGTACGAATCCACATTGGACATGGTGTTGATTATGGCGTATATTTAGAGTTATGCCATGAAAAGCGTTATGCGATTTTACAACAAACAATAAATGCATTATCCGAAGAAGTGTTGGAAGGGTACGAAGAATTAATGAGGTACATTAAACCATGAGCAGTGTTTTAAAAACAATTCGTGATACACTAGAAAAGGATGGCACAACAGATGTATTCTTTCCATCACAACACAAAGGGGAATGTCTGAAAGAATACATTGTTATAAAAGCAGATGGAGCAATAGAAGAAACAACGGTATCGAGTGAAAGACCAATTTACACGTTGTTGTGTTATGTTCCACAGGATGAATACAGCAGATTAGAAACCCTTGTTGCAGAAACAAAACAGAAGATGAAGAAGGTGTTTCCCCTTGTAATGTACATAGGGAATGAAACACCTAGTTTCTATGATGATGATGTGAAAGGTCACATGATAAGTTTCCAGTATCAAGGGTGCAGAAAAATAGAAAATTGGTAAGGAGGTAAAACAAATGCCTAGAACAAAAAAGAAAGCGGTCGGGATTCCTACCATTGATGTTTCGCTTGTTGTTGTAAGAACAGGAACAGAAGATGATGGGTTAGAAATCGCAGTTGACACAGCGAACAAAATTGGAGTAGAACCGCAGACAGAAACAACGGATGCTGTAAAGTTGGTAAAACTCGGCAGATTGTTAGCGCAGAAGCCTGCTGAAACAACAATTACAGGGCATCAGATTACATTAACAGATAATGTGTTTATTCCAGAACTTGTAAAGATTTTCCAAGGTGGAACAATCGAAGGTGAAGGAGATACACTTGTTTATACACCGCCGGTTGCAGGAAGTTCAGAGAAAGGACAGGTATTTGAACTTGATTGTTATTCTGCGGAGTATGATGCAAGTGGACAGATTGTGAAGTATGAGAAGATTACATATCCAAATTGTCAAGGAACGCCAATTACAATTAACACAGAAGATGGTGTGTTCCGACTTCCAGAGTATGTTATTAACTCAGCACCGAAAACAGGAGAAGCACCATATAGTATTTCTTATGTGAAAGCATTACCGTCTTTTCCTGATTCCTCTTCCGTAAATACCGTAAGTGTGATGGCATTGTCAGACAGTGAAGGGGATAGAGCAACTGCTCTTATGAGTGGAGAAGCAGAAACAGGTCTGACGGAGAGTGAGAAAGTAACAGCAGTAAAAACAAAGTAGAACAAAGAGTAAAAGGAGAATAAAAACATGGCAGGAACGAGAACAAAAAAAGAAAAAGCAACAGTAACATCTATTGATGAATTGAAGCAGTATTCAAGTGGAGCGGTGGTAGAGTTACCTTGTTTCGCAAAAGGTCAACCTTTTGTTGCGAGACTGAAAAGACCATCACTTCTTGGAATGGTAAAACAGGGAAAGATACCAAACACATTGCTTGTTCGTGCAAATGAATTGTTTGTGCAGGATGGAACAGGGTTTGACCCAGATGAACAGGACATGATGTCGCAGATGTTTGATGTGTTAGAGTTGTTGGCAAGGGAAACATTTGTTGAGCCAACATATACTGAAATCAAAGAAGCAGGAATTGAGTTGACGGATGAACAGATGATGTTTATTTTCAACTATGCACAGCAGGGGGTAAAGGCATTAGAGTCCTTTCGTACAGAGTAGGAAAATAGAGAGCGTCCTCGCTATGTCAAAGCAGTATGGCTGTCTGCCTAGTGTGATACTAGGGATAGAGGATAGTTATACTGCTTTTTGTTTTGACGAAGCATGTTGTGAGATTCTAGCGAGGTTGCAGAACGATGAAAAACCTTATTATATAGAACAAAGAGAACAAGCGGAAGAACCAAAACATTACAGTAATTTCAAAGATTTTTACAAAGCGTATGGAGGGTAAATATGGCGGTTAATATGGGAACTGCTATTGCATACCTTGAACTCGATACCTCAAAGTTTTCAAAGGGGTTTACTTCTGCTTATAATGATTTAAAGGTGTTCGGGGATAGGTCAGCAACAGCAGAACAAAAGCTAACTGGATTGTCGAGTGCCTTTAAAACAACAGGGGGTATGTTATCTAAAAGTGTAACATTACCCCTTGTTGGCGTTGGTGCGGCGGCAGTAAAAACAGCAACAGATTTTGAAGCAGGAATGTCAGAGGTCAAAGCGATTTCTGGTGCTACTGGTTCAGAGTTTGATGCTTTAAAAGAAAAAGCAATTGAAATGGGTGCTAAAACAAAGTTCTCTGCAAGCGATTCAGCGGATGCATTTAAGTACATGGCAATGGCTGGATGGGATGCTTCGGCTATGATGGATGGTATAGCAGGAGTCATGGATTTAGCGGCGGCTTCTGGGGAAGATTTAGCAACCACTTCCGATATTGTTACAGACGCATTAACAGCGTTTGGATTACAGGCAAGTGACTCAGCGCATTTTGCTGATGTTCTGGCACAGGCAAGCTCCAAGTCAAACACAAATGTTGGTTTGATGGGGGAAACATTTAAATATGTTGCACCAGTAGCAGGTGCGTTAGGATATAGCGTAGAAGATACGGCAGTTGCAATCGGATTGATGGCAAACAGCGGTATCAAAGGAAGTCAAGCAGGAACAGCGTTGCGCTCTACAATAACAAGGTTGGCAAAACCTGTTGGAGAAGCAAAGGATGCAGTAGAAGAGTTAGGAATCAGTATAACAAATGCTGATGGAACAATGAAACCGTTGAGTCAAACAATGTTGGAATTGAGAGAGAAGTTCGCAGGATTGACGGAAGAACAAAAGGCACAGTATGCGGCTATGTTGGCAGGACAAGAGGGCATGTCTGGATTGTTGGCAATAGTAAATGCGTCTGATGAGGATTTCCAGAAACTAACAGACGAGATAAACAATGCGAATGGTGCGGCACAAGATATGGCTGATATTATGATGAACAACACAGCAGGTGCAATAGAACAATTAAAAGGTGCATTAGAATCAGCAGGAATTATCATAGGAGAAAAACTTACTCCATATATCAGACAGTTAGCAGAGTGGATAACAAGACTTGTGGAGAAGTTTAACAGCCTGTCAGAAGAAGAACAAGACCAGATTGTAAAGTTTGGATTGATACTTGCCGCAATCGGTCCAGTGTTGTTAATTATGTCAAGAGTAATAAGTGTTGTTTCAATGTTTGCAAAAGCATTTGGTTTGATTAAAAATGTAGTATACCCAGCGTTTCTTGCAATAACACAATTAAAGGCAGGGATGACGGCGGCAGAGTTGGCAATGGAAGGATTTTCCAAAGAGTCTTTAGGAATTGCAAGTGTTTTATCTGGAATAACCGCACCAATATTGGCAGTTGTTGCAGTTGTGGCAGTACTTGTAGGTGCATTTGTTACGTTGTGGAAAACAAACGAAGATTTCCGTAACAGAATGACAGAAATCTGGAACAGCATTAAAACATCAATCGACAACTTTTTTGATGGGGTTGTGGAACGTATCAATGCGTTAGGGTTTGATTTTGAAAACATAACAGAGGTAATCAAAGCCGCATGGATGGCATTGTGTAATATTCTAGCACCTGTGTTTGAAGGTGCATTTAATACAATCGCTATTGTTCTGGATGGAATTTTTAACCAAATACTTTCTGTAATGGACGTATTTATTGGTTTGTTTACAGGAAATTGGGAACAGGTTGCACAAGGAATCAAGGGCATTATTGGTGGGATTGTTGAAACATTTGCAAGTCTAGGTGAAAACCTACTAAGTGCGATTGGAGATTTAGGTGCAACAATTCTGGAAAAGCTCGGATTAGAACAAGTGGCAGAAGGGTTTAGAAATTTCTTTGATACATTGGCTGAGTGGTTTGGACAGATACCAGAACTTATCGGAAGTGCGATTGAAGGAATTGTTACATTTTTTACAGAAACAATCCCAGAAGCGTTTAACAGTGCAGTTGAAACAATTATTGGCTTTGTAGATAGTATTATAGAGTTTTTTACAGTGACGATACCAGAAGCGTTTAGTACATTTGTCAATGAAACAATACCAAACACAATACAAAGCATTGTTTCATGGTTTGAACAGTTACCTTACAAGATAGGTTATGCAATCGGAACAATTATAGGATTCTTCTACAATCTGGGTACAAGTATCTGGGAGTGGATAACAACAGAATTACCGTTGATTATTGAAGGCGTGATACAGTGGTTTGCACAGTTGCCGGGGCGCATCTGGGAGTGGCTTGTAAATGTTGTTACAAACATTATCTCATGGGGTGTAGAAATGTATAACAATGCAGTAACGGCGGCTTCAAACTTCTTAACGGCGGTTATAACATGGATTTCACAGTTGCCTAGTAGAATCTGGACATGGTTGACTACAACGGTTTCTAATGTTATCTCATGGGGTGCTAACATGATAGCACAAGCAAGACAGACAGCAAGTAACTTCGTTTCAAGTTTTATCAGCTTCATTACAAGCCTGCCTAGCAAAGTCTGGGGAATCATTAGTCAGATACCTAGCAAGGTGCTGGCGATTGGTGGAAAGTTAAAACAGGCAGGTAAAGACATACTGAACAAACTTTGGGATGGCATCAAGAGTGTTGGAGATAGTGTACTCGGTTGGGTATCAGATTTTGCAGGAAAGATTGGTAGTTTTGTTTCTGGAATCGTCGATGGATTCAAAAACATTGTTTCTGGTGCTGATGACGCAAAATCAGCGGCTAAGTCTGTAGATGGTAAACACGCTGGCGGTCTGGATTATGTTCCGTATAATGGATATGTTGCGGAGTTGCATGAAGGCGAAAGGGTATTGACAAAACAACAGAACAGAGAGTATAATGAGGGTAGAACAGGACAAGGTGGAGACACATTTAATTTTTACAACACAAAACCGACACCTTATGAGTATGCAAGACAAATGAAGAAGGCAAAGAAAGAATTGCTTTATGGAATTTAGGAAGGAGGAAACAATCGTTGATAAACAAAGTAAACATCTTGAACATTGTTACAAACAATAGTCTGGAATTGGACAGAGCAGGGAACACGTTTGTATTGGACGAAATTGATTGGGATTCTCCTTCCGTATCAATGGAAACATACAGAGTTCCTTATCAAGTGGGAGAAACATTAGCAGGTGTTATGGTAGGAACAAGAAAACCTACCATAACAGGCTACATTATAGCTGATATGTTGAAACAATCTCCATTGGGTATGACATGGACAGAATACTATGATTTACAGGAACAAATGATTGAAGAAAGCAAACTTGTGTTGGACAAAGTTATATCCATTTATCAAGATGTACAGATAATAGCAAATGGCTATTATCTGGATGCAAGACCAACACAACCGCCAAAGTATTCAAACAAGGAAAAGGAAAACAACAAAGTCCTGTGTTATTTTGAATTAGAGTTTGAGTGTTACAATAATCCTCTGTTCTACCAGAGTAGTAAAACAGTCAACCTTGCAACAATAATTGGAAAGTTCCATTTCCCTTTGGTGATACCAAGAACAGAAAAGTTGATTTTTGGAGAAATCATGCGTAGACAATCTATGAGTATTGAAAACAATGGAGATGTAAATGCAGGTTGTGTAATCAAGATAAGTGCAAACGGTGGTTCGGTGAAAGACCCAAAAGTGTACAATGTGAACACGGGGGATTACATAGGATTTGAAAACGTAACATTGCAAGATGGCGATTACATTACAATTACAACAGATATTGGAGAAGAAAACGCAATCAAACATATAGCAGAAACAGCAGAAAATTTTTCTGTAGTGGGAAGTATTACACAGGGCAGTAAGTTCATACAGATACAACAAGGCAGTAGTTTTTATGCCTATGATGTGGGAGAGGAATACAGAAACAATATAGAAGTATCTGTTATGTTTACAGAAAAATATTTCAATGTGAGAGGTATGTAACATGATAGAGATTTTAGACGAGAATTTAAAGAAAGTTGATATATTGAGGAAATATACCTTTGCACAGTACAATGATAAGTTTCGAGAAGTTGGAACATTTAAAATCAATGCAAGAATTGTGCAGGAGAACCTGTACCTGTTGGACAAAACAAAAGAGTTCTATGTGTTGTTTGATGGCACAGTGTTTGGGAAGATAGAGAATGTAAAACGAGAAAGCGACAGTGAACATGAACAGACCATTGTGCTATCTGGAAGGCTTGGTTTGTTATTGTTTACCAAACGTGTAATTGCAGGAACAATCAAATTCAAAGGAAACACAGCACAGTTTGTAAAGAATGTAATTTACAATGAGGTTGTGAAAAACCAGAGCAGTAAACGGTATGTGAATATAGATATACAATATGATAACGAAACATATCTGACTTCTTTTTGTAGCCTGATTGACAAACAGGTAACAGGTGGGTATGTCTGGGATAGTGTACAATCTGTATTGGAACAGGACAAACTCGGTTTATATTTTGTGCCGATTGTGGAAACAGAACATATACCGAGTTGGGGAACAGAACCAACAAACATATCAAAGTGGAAGCTGACAATCAGCGCAGGAAAGGACAGAACGAAAGGAAATGCACAGGGGAATGTTCCCGTTGTATTTTCTCAAAGTTTGAGCAACATTGCAAGAACGGATTATGAACTTGATACACAGAAGTATTGCAATGTAGCCTATGTTGCAGGAGAGGGAGAAGAAGAACAAAGAAAATGGTATGAAGTCTATGCAAAGGAAGAAACAATAAGAGGGGTTGAGGACAAAGCAGGTTGGCAACGAAACGAGTTGTGGATAGATGCGCGAGACATTCAGAGTACAGACGAAGAAGGAAATGAGATAACAGAAGCGGAGTACGAAAAGTTAATCAAACAAAGGGCAGACGAGAAGTTTACAGACAATGCAGTGGAAGAATCTTACACAGCAACATTAACAGAAGCAAACAAACAATATACCTATGGTGTAGACTATGCAATAGGCGACCTTGTAACAGTAATTGATGATGAATTAGGAATCAGCATTGATGTACAGATAACAGAGGTAACAAAGTCCATAGAGGGTGTCAGAGAAATTGTTGACATAGAATTTACTTATGGTAAAGTAAATCGTGACCCAGTGGAGCAGGTTGGGAATATTGGAAACAATATTGATAAGAATAGCAATGACATAAAGTATCTTGAGAACAAATTTACAGAATTTAAGAATGATTTTTTGAAACAACCTTATATGTTCGCGATTACAGTTGCTAGATCAAATTCACCTTACAATACAGAAGTAAATAATAACCCTACGAGAATTTATTTCCCAGCAGTGCTAGGTGACACGTCTATGGGGTTGTTAAAAAGTGATGGAATAGGTGTAGTGATAGGTAGCGGAGTAAAAATGGTGTCCGTAAGTGGATGCTTTTTTGTACAACATTATAGTAGTGCTGGGGATGATTCGTTCCCATATTTATGGTTTAATGTTACAAGAGATAGAAACGGTGTTAAAAGTAATATGGCGACCTGCATACAGAACGTAAAATGGGGCGAATATAGCTCTATTTGTTTTGCCGAGATGTTAGTGCCTGTGAAAGAAGAAGATAGGTTAGATATATATAGCATTGATAAAACAAGATTTACGATTAGGAATGGTTCGTATAGTTATTTTACGGTAAAAGTGGTAAGGTAATATTGACAATTAAGTTTTGTTGTGATATAATTATTAAAGTAAAGAAGGGAGGAAAAAAAGTGGCAGAACAAAGCGGATTTTTTAATGCGTTGGAATTTAATGGAATGTATGACAGAACATATGATGCTTCTGATTTTGCAAACTATTTTGCAATGTTCATCGGAACAGGTGTATTTGTGAACCCAACAAACAATTTACAGGTTGTTGCAAAATCTGGATTGACCGTAACCGTCAAAAAGGGAAATGCTTTTATAGACGGTTACTGGTATGAACTCACAGAGGACAAAGACATTACATTCAGTCCAAATGCAACAGGATATGAAACAAAGAATGTTGTTTGTTGTACTTTGAACAAAACAAACAGAACAATCATAGTGAATAAAAAAGAAGGTGTATCAAGTATCCTTCCTGTAAACAATGGAACAGTGCATGAGTTGGTGTTATCTGATATTGTGCTAGGTGTGGGAGTAAGCACCATAACAAATGCAGTGATAACCGATAGACGAGCAGACAAAACATATTGTGGATTCGTAAAAGGAACAGTAGACCAGATAGACACTACAGATTTGTTCTTACAGTTTACAACAGCGTTTACAGAATGGTTCGACAGTATCAAGGGGCAACTTGGAGAAGATGTTGCAGGAAACTTACAGAACCAGATAGACACTATAAAACAAGACATGACAACAGTAAGGTATGGCGAAGACCCTCCGAATGATTCTGTGGGGAAAGACGGAGATGTTTACATACAGATTGTAGAATAGGGGGTGCAGATAATGGCAGCACCTTCTGGTACACAATGGGGTAGTGTGTTCGGTTCTGGCTCTGGACAGGGCAGAATTGGATTATACATTACAAGTTCCAGTACACAAACACAAACAACAGTTACTATGCAAATATGGTTTTGGAGTAAGTACAGCATTTATGATTCAAGCAACACATTCCGTTACAGTTTTACAGGAACAGGAGTTATTAACATAGGAAGTCGAGACATTAACCATCCTGTATCTACTGGTAGTGGTTGGAGTACAAGTAACCAAACATACATTGGTACATATTTCAAAACATATAACAGAGGAACAAGTGCAACAAATATAAATTGTGTTGCTGATTTTTCTGGAATTGCAACCATAAACACAATCGGTTGGGTAGATAAAACCTATACGATTCCTGCACGAAACAGATATTCTATCACATACGATGCAAATGGTGGCACAGGCGCACCTGCAACACAGTATTACTATTATGGATACAACACCACATTGTCAACAAAGATACCTACCAGAACAGGGTACAGATTTCTGGGTTGGAGTTTGTCACGTACAGCAACTACTCCGTCTTATTCAGCAGGGCAAACATGGAGTGGAACAAATGCAAGTAATTATGTTTTATATGCAGTTTGGGAAAGAATTGTATTGACAGTAACCTTTGATGCAGGCTATAATGGAGGTACAGTACAGGACGCAAATGAAATAGGTCTGACCTACTTCTATGGAGATAGGATAGGAGAGTTACCGATTGCAGAGAAACGGAACTATAAATTTTTAGGTTGGAATACACAGGCAGATGGCAATGGAACAATGGTTTCCGATGGCACAGTTGTTGATATTTCAGTACGATTGTATGCAATCTTTGAATTACAGGCAAATTGTTATGTCCGAGTAAATGGAACATACAAAACGGGAATGATGTACAAAAAAGTAAATGGAACATATAAAACAGGTGTTGTGAGTATTCGTGCAAATGGAACTTACAAAGAAACAAATATGTAAAGGGGTGGTTGAAAGTGCCTAATGAATTTGAACGTGTTTTGTTGGACGTTCAGAAAGAATATAGCAAGTCAAACAAATTTAAAGACAAAATCATTATTGTTCTAATTGTGTTGATGTTCCTTGAAGCAGTGATTGGTTATAGTGGTTTCCTTTGGTATGAAAGCCAGTTTGATTATGTTACAACAGAACAAACAACAAGTGATGTTGATTTGAGTACGGAAGGAGACAATGCAAATGCGGAGTACAATGAAGTACAGGGAAATCAATATAATGATAGTGCAATACACAATGAACAGTAAAGGGGGTGCTTATTATGCATTCTAAAGCAAGAGTGAAAGTTACGAGAGTAAAGACAACGAAAACAGCGAAGGTTGGAAAGTTAAGAAACAAGTCTGGTGGCAATCCAAATAAGTGTCCAATTTGCGGAAAGTTCATGGGGAATGGTTCACATGGATAAGAACAATGCGAAAACAAGGAAGAAGCTAAAACAGATTAGTTCTGTTAGAGATTTTGAAAGTCTGATAGAACAAACCATGTTGAGTGAGGAAGAAAAACAAATATTGTGGTTGCATTACAAGGAACAGAAAACAATGGCATTTATTGCAGATGAGTTGGGAATGTCAGAAATAGCAGTGAAAAAGAAACATAGTAAAATGCTGATGAAGATTGGTAAAATGTTTTAAGAATTTGGAGAGCGAAAGCTCTCCTTTTTTTGTTTGCATTTCTTTATATATACTTAATGTATACTTTCTTTATATTTTAAGAATTTTATCCATTATATAATAGAGTCATAACAAAGGTGAGAAGTAGCAGAGAAGATAGAAGGAGGGAACACAGATGTATGGAAACTACAACACAGGATATGGTATGAACCCATACCAACAGCAGTTAGCACAGAATCGGTTGAACCAAATGGAACAGCAATATAATGTTGGAACATATCAGCCGAACAATTATCAAATGCAGAATACACAGCAGATGGGAACACAGATGCAAGTTCTAAAAGGTAGACCAGTATCAAGTTATGACGAAGCAAAAGCAAGTATGATTGATTTAGATGGCAGCTTGTTTGTTTTCACTGACATTGCAAATGGATGTATTTACACAAAGCAAATACTATTAGACGGTTCAGCAGAACTTAAAACATATACACTAAAACCAACAGAAAACAAAACAAATGTTGAATATGTTTCTAAACAGCAGTTTGAAAATGTTGTAAATGAATTGAAACAAAGAATAAAAGAACTTAAGGAGGGTACAGCGTATGTTTCAGAAGTTGAGCAAACAAATGATGCAGAATAATCCGCTTTTTAAAAGGGCAGAAGAAATGGCGCAAGGTAAATCAGAAGAAGAACTTGAGCAAGTAGCAAGGAACTTATGTAAGCAAAGAGGAATAGATATAGAACAGGCTTATAAACAGTTTCAAGCATTTATGGGTGGTATGAACCGCTAAAGTGTACATATAGCGGCTTATATAAATATTATTTAATTGGAGGTAACATTATGGGAATGGATGGAAATGGATTGAGTGTAGCTGATGCATTAGCACTCGGAAAAGAAAACAATGGAATGTTTGGTGATGGGAATGGTAGTTGGATTTTCTTCTTATTCTTCCTTTTAGCATGGGGAGGTAATTTTGGAAACTGGGGTGGAAATGGTATGAACAGTACAGCAAGCGCATATACAGATAGTGCAATCCAGAGAGGATTCGACAACCAAGCAGTAATGAATAAATTGAATGGTCTGGAGAATGGAATTTGTGATGGATTCTATTCAGTTAATACTTCACTTTTGAATGGCTTCAATGGAACACAGCAGGCAATTAACAATGTAGCTGTAGCGGGAATGCAGAACACAAATGCACTTGCTTCACAGCTTGCGGATTGTTGTTGCACAACACAGAGAAGTATTGACTCTGTAAGATATGAGAATGCAAGGAATACTTGTGACATTGTGAACGCTATTAAAGCAGATGGTGATGCGACAAGAGCATTAATGACACAGAATGAGATTCAGAGCTTACGTGACCAGTTACAGACAGCAAACTTCCAGTTAAGTCAGCAGGCACAGAACGCAACACTGATTTCAACATTAAGACCGACACCAATTCCGGCATATCAGACTTGTTCGCCATATGAAAGCGCACAGATGTTTTCACATTATGGAACAGCTTGTAATAATGGATGCGGATGCTAAAGTGTTTATTTGATGATTAAGAGACTTTCCGCTTATGCGTGATATATTTGTAAGGGCGGCATAAAAACCGCCCTATTCGTTTAATTAGAAGTATTAGAAAGGGTGATATAAAATGGCATGTAGTTTATACAATAACAATGGATATGGATGCGGAGGTTGCGAACATTTTGTTAGAACAAATAGTGTAACACTTGTGGGTTCTGTTTTGGTTCTGAATATTCCACAGGAAACATATAGTAACAAAGAAAAGGTTTGTATCTGTGTTGCACAGGCTTTACCGGATGTAACATCTGCGCAGACTGTTGCGGTTACGATTGGAACAGGAACAACACAGTACCCGTTAATAACAAAATGTGGAAATAATGTTCATGCTGACCAGATTCGTAGCAGAAGAGTATATCATACCAATGTTGCAACGGACACTGCTTCTTTTGTTGTATCTGCTTGTGAGTTGTGCAAAACGGGATTTAATTTCCCTACAATCCCTGTAGCAACACCGTAGGTATTTAGCATGGATAAAGACAATGGGTGGTTTAATCAATGGACTTTGGATGCAATGTCCTTTGTCGGGTTTCTTATAGGTGTTGCAAATTATGAAGAAAACATTTCTCAAAGTGATGTACAGAACATGATAAAAGAAGCATTGAAAGATGTACATAAACATCTGGATGAACAGGATAATAAGATAGACCATATTATAGAATTGTTGGAAGGAGGGAAAGAAGATGCTTGACAAAGAACAGTTGAAAGAGTTATCATGTATTGAGATATATGCAGAGATAGACAAACACATGACAGCGGCTCTAATGTTTCATTCTGGAATGTCTGATTATTTTAATTTTATCGGCTTGCATGGATTTAAGAGAATACACGAGTTACAGTATTATGAAGAGTCTATAGGAAAAAGGAAGTTGCACAAAAAGGTGTTGGACATTCATAACAAATTGATACCGATAAAAGGACATGACAAATTAGAAACAATCCCAAAAGAATGGTATAATCATACCAGAATGGATATTGATGATAGTGTGTTGACAAAGTTTGTTCGCTCTGCCATGAAACAATACAAAGAGTGGGAAGAAGAAACAAAGAAGTTTTATGAAGCAGTTTGTTGTGTGTTCTTTGAAAAGGGTTTGATTGTAGATTACAATTTAATGATGTGTTATTTAGAGGATGTGCAACACGAACTCAAGAAGATATACAGAATATGTGAGGAACTAAATGGAACAGGGTATGATTTATTATATATTGTGGAGATACAGAAACAAATCCATGATGAATACAAGAACAAAATGAAAAAGTTGAAAATACAGAAATAGAACAGAACATTAAATAAGCTTATTTGTATTTGTTACAGGTAGGCTTATTTTTTTTGAATTTTTACAAGAAATGTATTGACGAACACAGAAAAGTATGTTATTATATAATCAAGTTAAGGGAAAACAAATAAAACAAGAAAACAAACAAGTGAAGGAGAACAAAATTATGAAGAAATTAAACAGAGAGTTATACAAAGTAATAGATGAATTTGATTGTGACATTACGACTATTGTAAATGTATTTGAAAATGATGGAAAGCTGTTTGTTATTGATGAATTTGATTTAGATATAACAAAAAGAGTAAAAGTTATAAGAAAATAGTTGACTTAATAAAACACAGATGTTATAATAAAGACAGTTAAAGAAAACAAACAAAGAAGGAGGATAAAACAATGGCAAGACCAAACACAGTAGAAGAGAGAAGAAAGGCATACTTTGATAGAGAGTTCAATAGAACTACAGAACAAACAAGAATCATCATTTTGCAGAAACAGATTGAAGCTGTTAAAAAGCAGAATGAAGAACTTAAGAAAGAGTTAGCTTCTTTCTAAAAAATATATCAAAAGGGTGTTGACAAACAGCACCCTTTGATATATAATTAAATCAAGTTAAGAGAGAACAAACACAAAACAGAAAAGGAGAAAACAAAGATGAAGAAAGAGTTTATTAAAAATAATAATTTAACAGGGATGGTTAGAGAACTTGTTGATGGTTTAGGAATGAACAGTGCAGATGCTATCGATTATGTTTATGATATGAAAACAATGAGCAATGAAGAATTTGCTAAAAAATATTTAAAATAAATGTTGACAACAAATAAAACACATGTTAATATAGTTTTAGAAACAAGAGAGAACAAATTGGGAGGAAAACAAAAATGGTAAAATATGCAGAATTTGAAACAATCGTATTAGCGACATACAGAAGAGGATTAGTTAGTTTTGAGGAAGCAGAAAACAAGTTGTATGGATATCTGAAATGTATGACAGATACAGGAACAATAAGAGAACATAGAGCAAGCGAAGAGTTCAAAAAGGCAGTAAAGAAACTGTTAGATATTTCAGAAAGGAGATAAAACAAAATGACACCATACAATTACAGAGAGCTACAAAGAAAAATCAGAAGAAAGGTAAGAACATTCAAAAGAGCGTTAAAAACTTTTTGGAAAGAATGGGGAATGACATTAGAAGAATTTGAAATGTTCCTCGGTGCGTGTGGTGTATTTATGTTTCCATTATTATTAAGAATATTCCTTGCATTTTTTGGAATTTAACGATTGACACTGTGGTATGTCGGTAGTATAATAAAAGTATAAAATAAATAAAAACAAAAAGAAAAGGAGAACAAAACAATGAACAAAACATTTGAAGAAATGACAGTGAAGGAGTTAAGAGAAGAAAGCAGAAAGCGTGGACTCACATTAGAAAGCAAGGGACATAAGTTCACGAAGCCAGAATTGATTGAAAGACTTATCAAGTGGGATATGGAACAGGCAGACATTGATGAAGCAGGACAGCCAGACGACAATGAAACGTGGGGCGAAACAGAGTGCGAAAAAGAAGTCGAAACTTGTGCAGATTGTGAAGAAGCACCATGCGAGAATACACCAGAGGTTAAAACAAGCAGAGACAAAGATGGTTACATTGTGTATGCAAAAACATTAGAAGAAATTGAGCAGAAATATGGAAGCAGAAAGAAGCAGGAGATTTACGACAACGAGTTAAAGGTTGGAAGTTATGTTGTGTTTGTTCATTATGTAGAAGCAAAAAACGGACAGATTTACAAGAAATTAAGAACAGCAAAGGTTGTTGGAATCAACAGAAAAAAAGAACTTGTTAGAGTTGCTACTCTGTTAGGAACGGAAAAAGAATTATGTTTTGATGAATTGCTTTACATCAAAGGAAGTGCAAAGAACTGTTCTTACCCGAAGGATATTACAATGTATCTGAAAGAACAGAGAACGGAGAAAGGCAAGGTGCTTATCAATGAAAGATTCACAGAGAACAATGTTGCAGATTAAGGACAGCGTAAGAAAGTTGTATGATGCACAGCAGGAAAAGAAACAGTTTGACAAGTATTATGATGAAGTAAGAAAGAAAGAGCAACTTTCTATTTCAAATTTTATGTTTACAAATTTACCGAAAGACCAGAACAGTTTTGAAATTGAATTGGATGAAGGTGTAGGGTATTATACAAACCATATGAAACTAGATGTAACAAGAATCAGAACAAAGAAAGTTACATGGTTGTTAGATAAATTAAAACAGAGGTTGGGAAAAGATATATACAAAGATGTGGTTGACAAAACATATACAGTCAATGATATGTATGGGTTGATTAAGTATCTAAAAAAATGCGGAGTTGACCCAAGGAAGTTTAAGAAGTTTATTGATGTTGATGAAACATTAAACGAAACAAAACTTGACACCTACTATGAAACAGGGGCATTGAAAAAATCAGACATAGAAGGGTGCTACGATGTGAAATTTGGAGAGCCATACATCAGATTAACCGAATTGAAAAGGTAACACGATATGGTTCGGTCATATGGTGGGAAAGAGCTTGCAAAAGTGCTTATCTATTATGGTTTAATTGCAGATGTTGTAAGTTCAGATTTTAACATTATCTGTCCTTTCCATGAAGATATAAACCCATCCATGCGGATATGCTTAATAGATGGCTCTTTCTTCTGCTTTGGGTGTGAAGCAAAAGGAAATGCCCTAGACTTTGTGAGAAAGGTGCATCCAGAATTAAATGAGTTACAAGCGTGTGTTTTGTTGGAACAAATATTGAACAGCAAAGAAGTAAAAACATTAAATGTGAAGTACCGAAAGAAAAGAAGGTTACAGAACAAACAAGCCTTGAATGAAGCACATGACTATTATTATGGATTGCGTAGTATTGACTGGAATGACATACACACAAAAGAAGAACATGAAGTTTTACAGTATATGAAACAAAGGGGATTTGATGAAAGAGCATTGAACATTGCACATTGCAAAACAAATTATAATATTGCTTATCCGTTTTTATTCCCAATATTAGACAATGGGGAGTTCAAAGGATGGGTTGGAAGAACCATGAACAAGTATGTTGAGAAGAAAAGGAAGTACCTTTACAATGATGGTTTTAGAAAGCGAGATACATTGTGCGGCAACTATGAACAGAACAAAGTTGTGTTTATATGCGAAGGGTTCATGGATTACCTTAGTTTGAGGACAAGAGGACACATTAAGAATGTTGTTGCTATTTTGGGATGGCACATATCAGATGAACAAGTACAGAAGTTGAAAGATAAAGGAGTGACAACGGTTGTGTCTGCTCTGGATAATGACAAAGCAGGGAATAAGGGTACAGAGTATTTAAAACGGTTTTTCCATGTGATAAGGTTTGATTATCCAGAAGGAGTAAAGGACGCAGGGGAAATGTCGGAACAAGAGTTAAAAATGGCAATCAGATGGACAAGGAGGGATTATAAACGTGACAGTTAGTTTTAAGTTGAAGATGGGAATGACGCTGTTCCATGCACAGACCATGAAGGAATTACGGATTGACAAGGTAATAGAACAGAGTTATAATGAAGATAGTCAAGAGTACAAAGAGTTGTGCAAGGAATATACACAAGTGATAGGATTTGCAAGAGAACTTGACAAAACAGAGTTTGACAAAGAATTGATGAAGGAACTAGCAAGAGAAGCGAAGGAAGTACAGAAAGAAATAATTGAACAGATTGAACAGGTTGTAAAGAATTGTTATTACCAAGGAACAACAGCATACATATCTTTTGGTGGGTATATGATTAACCCAAAAGAGTTTTGTGCAATTCGTCTGGATGGGTTCGACATTCAATTCAACAAAAAGTAAAACAAACAAGAAAGGAAGAACAAACAATGGGAAAAATCAAATTAGCAAACATCAAGAATGAGATTAAGAAAAGCGGAACAAGCAAAGGCAAGTTTTTGTTTTTCAAAGAGGACAGCAAGGTAAGAGTAAGATTCCTCACCGATATGGAAGATGGACTTGAGGTATCTTTCCATGACAGTTTCCAGCTGGGAATCAATGTTCCATGCCAAGAAGTATTTGGAAGGGATTGCGAGTATTGCGAGAATGAGGATTTACGGACAAGAAACATGTATGTGTGGAGCGTATATGATTATGAAAGCAAGGAAGTTAAACTGCTCATGGCAGCGGTAAATAATTGCTCTCCTGTTCCTGCGCTTGCATCTCTTTATGAAAGTTATGGAACATTGTGCGATAGAGATTATGAGATTAAGAGAATCGGAAAAGGACAGAACACAACATACAGCGTGATTCCTCTGGAAAAGAAGAAGCTCCGAAACACAAAAGTGAAACCAATGTCCGAACAGGCAATGCTGAAATGTATTGATAAGGCTTATCCTGCTGACAATTCCGAAGATTTTGAGGATGAGGACGAAACACCGAAGAGAAACAAAAAGAAGGGTGCAAAGTCAAACAATAAGCCGCTAAAAGGAAAGATGAATGAACCAGAGGATGATGACGATGATTGGGATGATGAAGAGGAAGAACAGGACTACGAGAGCATGACAGCAAAAGAGTTGTTCCAGTTGTGTAAGGACAGAGACATTGAGTGCAAGCCAAAGAAAACAAAAGAATATTACATTGACCTTCTGGAAGAAGCAGACGAAGAAGATTCTGATGACTGGGGCGAAGATGAGGATGATGACTGGGAAGATTAAAACATACAGAACAAAATTAAGGGGTTGACAAATGTCAGCCCTTTTGTTATAATAGGAGTGTAAGGAAGGAGAACAACAGAACATGGGTAATTACTTTGATTTACACAGGCATGATGAAACTTCTTTTTTTGATGGGTTCGGAAAACCAATAGAACTTGCAAAACGAGCAAAAGAATTGGGATATACAGCACTAGGGTTGAGCAACCACGGAAATATAACAGGATTGGTACAACATTGGTTAGCCTGTAAAGAAGTAGGAATCAAACCAATATTAGGTTGTGAAGTGTATTTCCAACCAAAGTTTAACAAGAAGAATCCGCAGAGAAAGTCTTATCATTTGTGTTTGTTTGCACAGAACAAAACAGGATATGAAAACCTGTGTCACATTATGTCAGAAGCAAATATAAAACAGTTCTATTATAAACCGATTGTAGATTTTGGATTGTTGGAGAAGTATGCAGATGGGTTAATCTGTACAACAGCGTGTATTGCTTCTGCAACAAGCCAAGCGATTATAAATGGAAACACAGGAACAGCAGGAAGGTTGCTTGATAAGTTCAAGAGAATATTTGGCAAGAATCTATATGTTGAGATTCAGCCATATAAGATTGACAAAAAAGGAACACAACAGAAAACAGACTATGCTTTGATGGGGTTAGCAAGGGAACGGAAAATCAAGTGTATATTAACATCTGACAGCCATTTTGGGAGTAAGGAAGATTTTGATACTTATTGTAAAATGCACGAGATTGGCAAAACAACACTTGACGTTAAAAATACATATTCCGAAAGATATATGCCTAGTGAATATGAGATAGAAGAACGATTTACAACAATCTACAAAAACAGGTTCAAAGATGCATTTAGTGTAGCAGAAATGTTTGTTGACAATCTCAAAAAGCTACAGGATAGTGTGGAAGAAGATATACTTTCACAATGCGAGTTGGTTCTGCCTAAAATTGAAACAAATGGAGAATCAAGCGAAACAGTGTTGCGTAAGATGGTGCAACGAGGTTTAAAGAAACGAGGAAAGAATAAACGAGAATACATTGAAAGATGCAAACATGAATTAGATGTAATACACTATCATGGTTTTGATGATTATTTCCTCATGGTACAGGACTATGTGAACTGGGCGAGAGAACATAACATAGCGGTTGGACCGGGTAGAGGTTCGGCGTGTAATTGTTTGGTAGCCTATGCGATTGGAATTACAGATGTGGATAGTATCAAGTATAATCTGGATTTTAGCCGATTTATGCGTAAGGAAAAGAAGAAGTTGCCAGATATAGACGTTGACTTTGAAACAGACAGACGACAGGACGTAATTGACTATGTTGTGAATAAATACAAAGGACAGGCGGTACAGATTTGTTCTTATGGAGAATACAAGATTGACAACCTTGTAAATGACCTTGCAGGTGTATGTGGATTGCCTACAAGTGGTAAAGAATTAGATGAGTATGACAAGGAACAGAACAAAAAGGTGGTTGCAGAAATCAAACGATTTATACGAGAGTATGAAGAGGATGGAAGATTAAACATGCAGTTACTTATGGAGGATGAAAGAACAGAAGAGTATAACAGCCAGTATGACAATATTATGAAACATTTTTCCAAGTTGTTTGGTAAAATTCGATATTTAGGAAAACATGCCGCAGGTGTGGCAGTAGTTGGTTCTGATATATCGAATTATACAGCGGTGATTCGCAAGGGTGATATGTTCAGTAGTAGTTATGACCTTAATGACCTAGAACATATTAACTGTACAAAGTTTGATATGTTAGGACTAAAAACAATGTCAGAGTTAAGAGAGTTGGAAGAACATACAAACCATATCGTAACAGATGAGGATAGAGAAGAACAAGAAATATATGAACGATTCCGAGAAGGAAAAACAGATGGAATATTCCAGATGGAAAAATCAGCACCAAAAAAGATTCTGGGCATGATAAAGTGTGATTGTATCGAAGATGTTATCGCAGTAAATGCTTTAAACCGTCCTGCGCCGTTACAATTAAAGATGCACGAAACATATGCATATAACAAGTTGTCTGGAAAAGTGGACAAAAGCACACCATATTATAAATACACAAAAGAAACATACGGAACAATGTTGTATCAAGAGCAGACCGTTGAGGTTGCACAGAGGTTAGGGCATCTGACACCGCAACAGAGTTTTGATTTGTTAAAGATTATGAAAAAAGCGGAGAATCAGAACAAACCAGAGTATATACCAATCATCGAACAGATGAAAAAGGATTTTTTCAAAGGGTGCAGAAGTGAAGGACTTACGAAAGAACAAACAACAGAAATATGGGCGAGTATGCTTATTTATGGGTTTAACAAAGGACATAGTACAGGGTATACAATTATCAGCGTAGACCAGATGTGGTATAAGATTCATTTCCCTGCCGAGTTCTGGTATGTTAAAATGAAGTATGCTGGGAATGATGCAGATTTATACAAGTATTCACAGTTTGCAGTAAAAGATAGTGCTGTTGTGATGTTACCTCATGTGAATTACACAGCGGAGACATCTATGCGTATGATGGATGGGGAAAATGTTATACAGCAAGGGTTGAGCATTATTAAGGGAATCGGAGAAAAAGTGGCAGAAGCAATCGAACATGAAAGAAAAGAACATGGAGTGTTCCGAGACTATGACGATTTCTATGACAGGTGCAAAGGAAGAACAGTAACAACAAGAGTAATTGACATTTTAAAGGAACAGGGAGCATTGGAGTTTAACAAGCGACGTTATTTGTCAAGGGTGGTAAAGTATAACAGCAGTTTGTTGGGGCGTTAAAATGTTTCATGTGAAACGTACAAAACAAAGGTGGTGAGAATATGGAACAGTATATAGAAAAGAATGAATATTCGCATAAAGTTGATGAGTTGAGACAGAACAGAGTACAGACATCATTTTATAAATATGGAAGTGCGAAACATAATTTTGGCAGGGGATATGTGAATGCACTCAGAAGCAATGAAAAGTGTATCGAAGCATATAATAGAACAGGAAACAAAGAGTATTTGTTAGATGCTATGAATTACCTTATGTTTGAGTTCATGTACCCACAGAAAGATGGGGCATATTTTAAACCTACAGATAGCAAGGAATCGGCAGGAATTGAAGGAATCAGTATTAGAGAAATGGAGAGGATAAAAGAAAATGGCTACTAAAACAAAAGGAATGAACAAAGAAGCGATTATGAAACTATGCTCAGAGATTTCAAAGAAAGAAGGAGAAGGGATTGTTTACAGTCTGGGAAGTAAAAATGGAGTGTTAAACATTCCTCGTTGGAGAACAGGACTTCCAGACCTTGATGCAATTATAGGGGGAGGGGTACCAAGGGGAAGAACAATAGAAATATTCGGGGCAGAATCAGCAGGTAAAACAACGCTTGCTTATCAGTTTTGCGCACAACATGAAATGTGTCTTAATATTCCGATTGAGGGTACGTTTGATGCAGAACGTGCAAAGTTATTCGGGAACAGACCAAAACAAATGCTAGTATACAGAGCGAGGTATGGTGAAAAGGCTTTTAACAGGGCAATCAGATTTGCAGAAGAAGGAATACCGCTGATTATAATTGATAGTGTTCCATCTATGCAACCGAAAGATGACATTGACAAAATAAGAAAAGCAGTGAACACAGATAGCGAACAAGAAATGCGGATAGGTGGAGTTGCAAGGCTCATGGACAAATACTTGCCTACACTTGAGGATGTGATTGAACAAACAGGAACAACGGTTGTGTTTATAAACCAGATTAGGGATAAAATGAATGCATTGCCTTTTGGAGATAACATACAAACGCCTGGAGGTCATAAGTTGAAACATAGTGCAAGTCTTAGAATACAAGTCGCACGAAAAGGTTATATTGACATTCCGAACCACAACCCTTATAATAGTGCAAATAAAGAAACGATTGGCATGATTATGAAGTGCAAGGTTGTTAAGTCAAAGGTATGCAATCCAAAAGGAGAATGCGAGATACCGTTATTTTATGAAAGAGGTTTTGTAGATTTTGCAGACCTAGATATTGTAAGAAAAGAAATCATGGCAGAACATAAACAGAAGTATAAGGAAATGTTAGAAGATTGATGCATTTTTATTGTATCAGATTCAATAGAACATACATTGGTAATGGTAGTACAGAACATAGGTTTTTCGTTTATGCCGAAACAAGATTGGAGGCAGTGAAGAGATTCCGTGCTACAACAGGTTACAAAAGTGATTGCATTATTTCTGTCCATGTGGTATCATAGAGAAAAAGGAGAACAAAACAAATGGGATTGATGGATGAAATCAAACGAGAAGCGGAAGGGAATCGAACAAAGATACAGAGCAGTCAAGAAGCGGAATTGGAACACAAGTTGAACGCATTGCATTATCTGGATAAGGACATAAAGAAGGAATTGCAGTTTTTAAAATCAGTAATGACAAGAGGACAGGAAACAGCAGAGAGAAAAGGACTTCATGCAAGTGCTATTATTGTTTCAGATGATAAGTTTTGTTACAGACAGCAAGTGTTGAGTTTGTTTTACAAACAGGCACAGGGAGAACAAGTACCAGTTGGATTGAAGCGGATATTTTCAGAGGGTGATGCAATACATGAAAAGTGGCAACGATTGTTTATTCGTGGAGGGTATGCAGAACCGTTAGATTGTGATTTCAGCCGATTCAATGAAGAATTTGACCTTTCCTATACGCCAGACATTATTTGTGATATAGACGGTGTAGAAATGGTTGGAGAAATAAAATCAGTAAATACGTTCCAGTTTAAGAAACAGAAATACCATGTTTCTGGAAGGAAGCAGTTACAGTTGTATATGTATTTAACAGACATCCATGATGGTTTTGTTTTGTGCGAGGATAAGAACACGCAAGAAATAAAAGTATATTTGTATAAGTTCAACTACAAAGAGGTTGAACCATACATAGCAAGGTTGGAGAAAGTGCAGTATTACAAACACAGAATTGAAACAAAAGGAAAACTTGTACAGAGACATGAAAAGTGTACAGGGTATCATTGCAAGATGGCAGAACAATGTCCGATGCGTGAAGTATGTTATGGAAAGAAAAAAGAAAGGATATAAAAAAATGGAAATTGATAAAATTACACCAGAAACAGAAGAGAGAAAAATAAAAGTAACAGAAGCAGAAGTAATTGTAAGAAGATGTAATACAGGTTTTTATTTTGAAATTAAATACAAAAGGGCAGGGGAAGAACATTATAATATTGGTTATGGGTCATGTAATATTCATATTGTATTTGATTGGTTAGATAGATGTTTTGAATTTGTATCACCACAGAAAGGAAACTAAAATGGACAGGATTATTGGTTTTTGTTTGTGGATTGTGGCAGGCTTTATTATAGGAGCTGTATTATCAAAATTTCTATAAAAGAACAAATTGAAGCATTGAAACAAACAGCAAGATTTTATAAGAAGAGGATAATAAAACGTGAAGAAGAAAACAGTTGATAAGGATTACAAAAAGAGATTTGAGAAAGGTTTTAAAATGTTATGTAACAGCAAATCATTATATACCGTGTGGAGTGATTGTATGGCTTTATTTGCCATTACATTAGCAAACACATGTATTTTACCATTAGCAAATGAAGAACCTTATAAAAGCATATATACAGAACGAGAAAATGAATATTTACGCATTATCAACAATTATTCAAAAAAAGAACAGAAACTTTTCCCACAAATGTTTGCATTAATTGTAGAAGAGTTAGAAGAAAGACCGAATCAAGATTTGTTAGGACAGTTGTATATGAATTTGGAAATATCTAACAAAAATGCAGGACAATTCTTTACGCCATACAGTGTGTGTGAAGCAATGTCAAATCTTACAATCAATAGAAAAGAACTTGGAAAAACAGTACATAAAAAAGGTTATGCAAGCATATATGACCCTACATGTGGTGCAGGTGCAACACTTATAAGTGCAAGCGAAACATGCAAAGAAATGTTTCATAAATATAACTATCAGAATCATGTTTACTTTGTAGGACAAGACATAGACATAACTTGTGTTCATATGTGTTATATTCAATTAAGTTTACATGGACTTGCAGGCTATGTGATACATGATAATTCATTAACTAAACCAGAACCAGTATTACCAGATGATTTTGAAAAGATATGGTTTACACCTATGTACTTTAATAATGTATGGACAATGCGTAGATTGTTTCATGGACAGGACATTTTAGGCAGAGAAAGGAAACGAGAGGGAGATGAAAAAGCATGATTATGTGATAGGAATAGACCAATCCTACACAAGAACAGGAATAACAGTTTTAAAAGACAAAGAAGTAGTTGAAATGTTCAGCCTTAATTATGAGCATTGCAGAAACAATTCAGAGAAACGTACAGCGCTGGAGAATACATTACATGAAATGGTATTAGACCATAACATAGTGAACCCATTGGTGATTACAGAACGTATACGTCTGCGTTCACAGGGTTTCCTCTCAGAAGCCTATATTAAATCAACAGGTGCGTTAATTGCTACTATCATAGATTTCTTCCATTATTACAACGAAATCCCTGTATATAGTGTTGATACACGTTCGTGGAAATCTCAAATAATCGGGAACAGTAAACCATTGAACAATCCATATGGAATCAACCCAGAGAAGTACCGTACAATCTTGTATTTAAGGGATAGAGGGCTTTTAAAGTATATAGTGGAAGAATATAAGGGCAAAGGTAAAAAAGGCGTTATAAACGTCAAAATAGATGGAAAGAAAGTACCTTGTACAATCAATGATGATTTAGCTGACTCTTATTGCATTGCCTTGTATGGGTATTTACCTAAAACAAAACAAAAGTTGAAGGAGGAAAAGTTTTGATATGTAATATTAGAACATTTGAAAAAGGAACAAAACAAGTAAAATGCTTCAAAACAAAATATAAAAACATTGTGATTTGTAAATTGAATAACAGATGTTATAGCATTACCCATTATAAAACAGGTGTTGCATTGAGCTTTGATAGATACAAAACAAAGAAAGAAGCAATCAATAATATTGAAAGTACAATCAAAGAAGTAAATAGAAGATTAAAAGAAAACAAAACTACAATGAAACAATTTTGTAAACAAAAAGAAATTGAACAAATAAATTTTTAGGGTGTGAACAATCATGCCCTAATTTTATTGCAATAAATCAAAACAAAACGCTTTACATTGCTCTGGATGTGTGTTATTATATAACCATAGAGTTAAGCAGAGATGGTTAGCAAACACTCAAGATGCAACAATAACAGATTGAAACAAAAACAAAGAAATTTAACAAAACGTGTTTACATTTGTTTTGTGTTGTGTTATGATATAGTCACAAAGGAAATGGAGAACAAAACGAGAAGGAGTTAAGAACATGATTAAAAAAGAAATAGAAGGAAGTAAGGTAATAATTTTTAACAGCATTTCAGAAGTTGTACAATTCAATCGAGAAACAGAAAGAACAAATTTTTATCAGAGTTATCATATATCAGATGAGGTTGGAAGATATTCATTTACAAAAACAAACAGTTATGAAGAAGCAGAGGACTTATTGCTTCATGGTTGGGATGAAATGGCAGAAAAGCTGACAAAGAAGGTAAGCAATGTAAAATGTCAGAATGGATATAAAAATAAAACAGTGTATGGTGTACAGGGTTATCAAGCTTGTGTTCCAAGATATTTACAGGGTATGCCAGATAGTATGGTATCGAGCAAAAGAATTACAACAAAACAGAAAGTGTTAAACATTGTTAAAGATTTCGGATATTCTGGAGCAACGTCAGCAGAAACAATCGAAAATGAAAGCATAAAAGTCCTAAAGGCTGTGAACGAATTAGAGTTGACAGGGTATAGGGTGAATTTGAGCATTACATTTGTAAGCAGATGCAGTGGATGTTACAGAAGTATAGTAGTTAAAATAAAAAATGCTTCACAAAGAATGAACATTAAACAGATGGCTTTCCCATTGGTGCATCCTAGTATGTTCCGAAGAATTGTGTTTGGATTGATTGAGAGATTACCAGAAACAGAATGTTTTGGCTATGGATATGGAACATGCACAGAGTATAACGAAACAAAACATTTATTTAAGGGAGATTATTTTATTCCTCGTATTGTTTCAGAAACAGAGATTACAGACATCGAAAAGTACAAAATAAATTAAAAATATTTTAAAATAACTATTGACTTTTATATATTGTTATATTATAATATAGTTACAAGGTAAGAGATAAAACAAAACAATCAGTGAAGGAGAAGAGGAAAATGAAAACAAGAACATTTGTAGAGGTTATCAAAAAAGACGAGGAACATGTAGTTGCTAGAACAAAAACAGATTTTGGTGTTATTGATATTAAAAGGACATTCAGAAAACATACAAAGGAAATCAGAGAGTTAAAGAAACGGGGTATCTACTGCTTTGAAATACAAGGCGTGTTATATTGGTATACATTCAATGAACTTGGATTCGGAACACAGTATAAAGAACCAGAGAACTTCCGAGCAGAAGATAGAACAACAGATGAACTTCGCAGAGCAGGAAGGAAAGACAAAGCAGTTGTTGATGGTAGCGTAGAATTAAGAATACCAGAGGTTAAGAAGGAACAGAATGAAGTCAAAAAGGAAGAACCAAAAGAGGATTGGAACAAAGAAGTGAAACACAGCAAGTTCGATATGATTAAGGCTTGCATAGAAAATGACATTCCTGTTTATCTTACAGGACCAGCAGGAAGTGGAAAAAACTACACACTGGAACAGATTAGTTGGGAACTTGGTTTAGAGTTTTACTTTACAAACAGTGTTCAGCAGGAATACAAACTGACAGGTTTCATTGATGCAGGTGGACAGTACCATGAAACAGAGTTCTACAAGGCATTTAAAAACGGAGGGATTTTCTTCCTCGATGAAATGGATGCAAGTATTCCAGAAGTTCTGGTTTTACTCAATGCGGCAATCGCAAACAGATACTTTGAGTTTCCAAATGGTAAAATCAAAGCACACAAAAACTTCCGTGTTGTTGCGGCAGGAAACACAGTTGGAAGTGGTGCAGATGAAATGTATACAGGACGTTTGGTATTAGACCAAGCAACTCTGGATAGATTTGCAATCATTGATTTTGGTTATGACCGAAACATTGAAATGCACATTGCAAAAGGAAACAAAGAACTTGTTGATTTTGTGGAAGCAATCAGAACAGAAGCAAATACAAATGGAATCAGAGCAACATTCTCATATCGTTGTATTGGAATGGTAACAAAGTTGGAAAGAACAGGAATTGAATTAAAGGACATCCTTGCGATAGCAGTATTCAAAGGAATGGAGAAAGATACCATTAACAATTTCAGATTGTACACACTGAATAATAAATACAAAACAGCACTGAATGAATTACAGAGGGTAGCCTAACATGGCTACCTGTTCTGTTGTCTGAAACAAAACAAATTGAAAAAGTTTTACAAAACGTGTTGACTTATTCCTAGCCCTGTGTTACTATATAATCAAGTTAAGGGAAACGAAATAAAAACAAACAAAAAGGAGAACAAAACAATGAAGGAAATAATTAAAACAGCAGGTAAGGAAGTAAGAATAACAAAAACAACATTACAGAAGTTGATGGAAAGTGAATTGTCTATTGGACATTCGGTAGATATTGGTAAATACAGATATTTCTGTGATTATGATGAAACAACAACAAATACACTTGTTAAAAGAATTGAAACAAAGTATTTAGATACAACAGGATTCTATGATGAATGGAATTGGCAAACAGTAGGCGTAATTAAATACAATTAGGAGGTAACAAACAATTAAAAGAAATGATATAAAGTCTTTTAAACAATATTGTAAACAACAAGGATTAAAACAAATAAATTTTTAAAGTGAGGAATAAAACATGAAATTTACAGGAACAACATTAAAAGAATATGAAGAATATGCAAAACAGGTACAGAAGAAAAGTAAAATATATAGCACAATAACACCATTGCTGAAAGAATACCATAGAAAACATAATGATATATGCATGATAAATGGTCTAATACATACAGATAGTAGTGGAAAACCAATATATTATGAATGTACAGTTGGTGATGGATACTTAGATGAAAATGGCAAATTATGGACAATATCAAATTATTATTCAATAAGATTTTTGAGCGGTTCAAAAGGCGTAACAATATATAAAGCTATAAATAACAGTATACACTATAAATGTTTTGTTTGTGGGGGACATAAAGATATATTTGGAAAAAAATATTGGAGTTATGGTTGTAGAGTTTATGAAGATTTAGAAGTCGAAGAGATTATAACAAAACTTGTAAAAAGAGATTTTAAAACATATAAAAACATAAAACGAAACTATATAAATGACTTGTTTTTGGACTTAATGCAGGAAAGATTGATAAAAACATTAGTTTATAATAAAATAATATATAAAAGAGAAAATGGAAGTTACGAAGATTACAAATATCATGGTTTATTAGAATGAACTCTTTTGTATATATTTATATATATTTTCTTTCTTGTGTTTCAAAATAAATTATTCTAATTATTTTACAGAATAGTATTGACAGATAAATAGTTATGTTATATAATGTAATCAAGTTAAAGGAAGCAACCATTGAAGGAGGAACAGTAAATGTATAAGGTTATGATTGTAGCAGAATTAGAAGTAAAAGAAAACACAGAGAATAGAACAATAGAAGAAATAAACAAAGCAATAGAACAGGAAACAGGTATTGCAGATTGGTTTTCAGATACAGGAGAATTTATAGAAACATGCAGAGAAGGATTTGCTGATTTGGAAGAAGATAGAATTATAATTTATGAAGATTAATCTAAAATAGTTATTGACAAAAAGAACAAAACAAGGTATAATGTAACTATAAAAAGAAAACAACAAAACAAAGAAAAGAAAGCAGAAAGAGAGGAACAGAATATGTTTGAAATCAATTTTGAGTTTGAGACAGAGGAACAGGAGGAACAGAAAGTAAATACAATTGAAGATGGAGCAAGAAAGGAACTTGATAGTATGCCTTATGACCATAGATTTTGGGTCAGTGATGATGTAGAAGAAAGTTGCCATGCAACTGGTTATAAGGTTGCAATTGATGGCGAGTGGTGGAATGAGTACATCGACAGTGAAGGTAATTTCCATTATGGAAGGTAGGAAGAAGGAAAACAAATGTATAAATTTAACATATATTGGACAGATAAGTTAAAGGTGGATTTCCTACAGAGGGTTATACTCATACACAGCTATTTGTATTATGAAGCAGGTAAGAGTGTATGGACGGACAAAAAGTATGATGAAGTTGCAAAGCAACTTACCAACATACAGAACAAACATACAAAGTCATGGATAAAACGAATAACACAATATGGGTATTGTTTCTATGATTTTGATGGTACAACAGGGTTTGACCTATGGGATAGGTTGAAAGAAAAAGATAAACAGTTGATAAAGAACATAACAGAAAGGATGTTGAAACAATAAAAAAAGAAAAGGAAGTGAAAAACAGATGTCAATGAAGGAATGTATTGATAGTTATTCTTTCAGAGTTAGTGAAAAGGAGACACAGTTCCGAGATTTATTTGGAAAGGAAGAACTTACAGAAGCAAGAAAAAGGTACTATGCAGAACATAGTGGAACTATAGATTACCTTACATATCTAAAACAAGAAACAGAAAGGAAGTTAAGAGAACAAGATGGTGATTAACAAAACATATGACATAGGACAGTTAGTAGAAACATTACAGACTGAAATTGAGAACTCAAAAAAATATAATAGAGTTGTAAAATTGGACATTTTAACAGCAAATGATATTCTGGATGTTTTGAATGAAACAAATAAAAGAGGGCAGAGACATCAAACATTGTGTGATGATTGTTTAATGAAGTCCTGTTGCAATGTAGATTGTACACATGAACATATAACAGAACAAATGTTAGGAGATTTAGAAGAGTGTTTTGGAAAATCTTATAGTAAAAGACCTACCTTTGTATGTATGAACTGTAAATACAAAGAACAGTGCAAGGAGTTAACAAAACATGCAGAAGCGTAGTACAAAGTGGTACAGGAAAAATGAAGCAGCTCGGATTCAAGCCAACCAAGAACACGGAAAGATGGTGATAGATTGAGTGGTAAAAAGGGGATGAAAATAAAGAATAGAAAGCCAATGTCACAGGAGACAAGGAAACGAATAAGCGAAACAATGAAAAGAAAATGGAAAGAAAAAGAGTACAGAGAAAATATGTGCGATGCGCATAGACATGATTTAACAGATGAATGGAAGAGAAACATTTCAAAAGGAATGAAGGGAAAGAAGAAGAGCGAAAAGACAAAAAAGAGAATGTCGGAATATCAGTCTAACAGGACTAGAGAACATGAAGAGAACTTTAGAAAATCATGGAAAGAACAATGGAATAGTTTGACTAAAGCACAGCAATTAGAAAGGATTTCAAAATGGATTGAAGCAGGGCATAAGTCGTTTAATTCTTTTTCGTTAAAACCGACAAGTATAGAAATAAAAGTAAAGAAACAGCTTGATAAGTATGGAATAAAATATATACAGCAAAAACATATAAATGATGGGGAAAGAAATTATTACCTTGATTTTTATATTCCTAGTTTTAAACTTGTTATAGAATGTAATGGTGATTACTGGCACAATAAACAAGATAGAAAAGAAAGAGATAAAAGACTTGAAACATATGTCAAAAGTACAGGAAGAAATATAGTATTTATATGGGAACATGAAATAAACGACGAGTGGTTTTGCATATTGGATTATTTACCATATGAAAGTGTGGTGATGCTATATGACTAGACGCTCGACTAAATTTTATAGAAAAAATGAAATAGAAGTGATGGAAAGATTAGGGTTTAAACCAACAAAGAACAGCGGTTCTGGTTGGATATAGAGAAAGAGGACGGACAGAATGAACAGTGTATTTGTCAGTTGAAATCTACGGATAAGCAGAGCATTAGCATTAAACAGAATGATATTCATATCTTAGAACAAAATGCGGCTGTGGCTCATAAATTGCCTGTATTCGCTTTGCAATTTCTCAACACTGGTGAAGTATGGGTGATGATAAAACCAGAGGATTTAAACCTAATACAGAACCTTGTGGCTGGTGTTGATATTTCAGAACAATTACAATCTGGTTTTGATTTTGGTGTTGACAATGAGGACGATACCTGTTATAATGTTAATGTAAGAAGTAGAAACGCAGGAAAATCTTACATTGCTAGACAGGCTTACATGAAACAAAGGGAGAAGGAAAGAAAAGAACAAGAACAAGAGTTCAAACAAAGAATGAAGGAGAAAAACAGAGAAAGGAGAAAACAGGTTGGCAGAGAAGAAATTTAAACAGAAGGGCATTGCAACCTTTGAAGGGTTAAGCATTGGAAAGAACAGAACAGTACAAGTGAAGTTCAAACTCCGATATGACGAAATCCTAACAAGTGTTGAATTGTTACAGGGGCTAAACAATGATATTACGGTTCATGCAAAAACAGCAACAAGCAACCCAATGAGTTTGGGCATCTTCACCATAGGTTCTGTCAATTTTGACAAAGATGGAAACGCAACAATACCTTTCAAGTCATTAGTGGACAATGTGAATCTTGATAACATTTGTGCTTTGGTGGATGAGGACTATATCCAGTTACGTTTCCAAGCAATAATTGAACTCCCAGATACTAGCGAAGGGGGTGGGGAAGAATGGGAAGATTAACTTACAAGGAACTGTCAAAACAGAAATTTAAAGAACAACGCAATGTTGTAATTTCAGAAGCGTTTGACAGAGACAACAATCATCTTGGGTATTCCATTGCGGAACAGTTGGTAACAGAGGAAGAAGGCAAAGAAATCAAAGTGTTCCTTAAAGGTGGACTTGGCATTGTGGACGCAGAAGGGTTGTTACAGTTGAAAGAAGCAGTTGACGATGCGTGTATCAAGTTGGGATTGATTACTGAATGTCATTCTTGCGAGTGTTCATGTGAAGAAAATAAAAAAGTTACAAAAATGTGTTGACACACAGAACAACAAGTGATATAATAAAGGTATCAAAGGAAAGGGAATAAAACCTTTCTGGTGATAGAAACAAACAAAGAACAGCAAGAGAAGAAGGAAAAAACAAACAAGAGAAACAAAGAATCAAATTAAAAAAGAAAAGGAGAAAAACAAAATGGCAACAAATTGGAGCGGATATGAAGCCGCAAAAGAAATCATGGGAAGCAACAAGGAAAATATTGCAGAGATTGGAAGTAGATTTCCACTGTTTACAAGAACAGTTGCATGTGCAAACAGCGAGTATGTTCTTGACATTCTGAAAGCAATCCCGAAGGTAACTGCAAGAGTTATTGAAACAGGTCTGAAAGACATTGATGATGTGGAAACAGAAGTGGAAGATGCAAAAGAGAAGGACGAAGCACCGAAGAAATCAGCAAAGAAGGAAACAAAGACAACACAGAAGCCGAATTCAAAGAAATTCGCAGAGGAAGATGACGAAGCAGACGAAGATGATTATGAGAACATGACATCAAAGGCGTTGTACAAACTTTGCTGTGACAGAGGTATTTCCTCACAGTGCAAGAAGCGTGACAAAGCATCCCTTATCGCAGTTCTGAAAGAGAATGATGGAGCGGCAAATGAGGAAGAGGACGACTGGGGAGATGAGGACGAGGAAGAAACAGACCCATATGCAGGAAAGACTGCAAAAGAGTTGTTCAAGATGTGTGTTGACAGAGGTATCAAAACAAAGCCGAAACAGTCAGCAGATGCTTATGTGAAACTTCTGAAAAAGGCTGATGTAGAAGAAGCAGAAACAGAGGACGAAGACGATGAGGATGACGACTGGGAGATTTAATCAATCGGTATGAACAGTATGCATTAGCAGTATATAAAGTATAAAACAAAGGCAGGTAGGTTGGAAACAGAAACTTACTTGCCTTTTTGTTTAGGAGAGCAGAACATGAAAACAGAGGACATTTTAAATTTGGATTGCACCAAAGGGAACAATTTAGAACAGATTAACAAATTTTTGTGGAAAGTAAAACCTGTTGCAAGGATTCTGGAAAAGAACCATTACACTAAAACAGAACAAGCACCACTAGAATTATTAGAACAGGCATTGCATGGAATCATGTTACGATATGGGTACAGAACGCAGGGAATCAATACCTACTATGAAACAGGAGAGGACAAAGAAAGTCGGTTTGTGTTCTACAGTGTTAGTATGTTAAAGATAAGGGAAACAAGTGAATGGATTGGCAACGTATATGGCAAAACTATGTGGGAAACAGTTGCAAAAATCATTATCAAAGTATATGCAGATTTGAAGAAGGAGAAAGCAGGACAATGAAACAGATAACATTCTATACAGATGGTGCTTGTAGTGGAAACCCTGGTGAGGGTGGTTGGGCGTATGTGGAAGTGATACCTTGTGATAGTGGAATCAAAACAAGCGTAGTATCTGGAAACAAGAAACAGACAACAAATAATGAGATGGAATTGACCGCAGTTTATATGGCGTTAGTAAAAGCCTTGAAAAACAAAGCAAAACAGGTCACAGTGTATTGCGATAGTGCTTATGTTGTGAACGCTATAACAAAAGGGTGGTTACAGAACTGGCACAACAATGGTTGGGTAACAAAGGAAGGGAAACCGATTAAGAATAGACACATCTGGGAGAAGATGTACCTGCTTGTGTATGAAAAGAAATTGAACATAACAATGATGAAAGTCAAAGGACACAAAGGTGACCCCTTGAATGAATTGGCAGACAAAAGAGCAGTAGAAGCAAAACAAAGAATCATGGAGGGGTAGAACAATGTTGATAGCGGAGAAAGTATTAGAGAAAGATTTTAAAGGAAGAACAACAAAAGAAGCATATTTGAACTGTTGCAAGTGGTTATCTACTAATGTTATTGCAGTGAACAATTCAAAACACGTTACATACAAAACAGAGAAGATTGAAACAGATGGCTGGAACAGAACAATAAGATTAACATTGTATGCAACAGCGGACGAAGAAGAAATATGCGAACGGAATTGCGACATATGCAAAGAGGTAACAGGTAGCTTCTTTATGAAAGAAAACAAATATATGTGTGAGGTCTGCAAAGTACCACCATACAGAAGGAGATTGAAAGACAAATTACATTTAATAAAAGAAGGGTTGAAAGGAAAGATATTGTAATGAGGAAGAGCAGAACAAAGAATAGAGGAAGAAGAGGGAACAGCATATTGATTGTGTTGTTACAAACATTCGGGGAATTGTTAGCAACCTTTAAATACGGATTGATTGAGGAATTAGACAAGGTTGCTGTGGTGTTACAGATATTGATACCGATTGTGATTGCTAGAACGGATTTAAGCACTCCTAAGATGTTGCTAGTATCGTGTGTTCTGGTGGTGTGTGTTAAGTACATACGAGAAGTATGGTATAAATTAAACCGTGTAACAGAAAGAGGATTTCCAATACCATTACATAGGTTTACGGACAGAGATGAAAATGGGTTTATTAGTATAAGAGAAGAAGAAACACAAGAAGCAATGCTTTATTTGTGTGATGTAGAGGACTATTTAAAAAGCAAAGGTTGGTTGTAGTAAGATATGAAAGTACCATGTAAAAGCTGTGCTAGACGGGCAGTCAAATGCCATGCGAACTGCAAGGAGTATCAAGAGTTCCAGAAGGAAAATGAAGAAATCAAAAAGAACAGAAAGAAGGATGCAATCAGTCGTTCTACCATATTCCGAGCGAATTATCACAATTAAGTGTTGACAATTCAAACATAATGTGATACAATCTGTTATAGAAACGGAGTTGTGTATGGATTGGCACAAGTAAGTGGTAGCCCGTAAAGGAGAAATGCCTACCCATAAAATAGAAATCGTAATGCCGCATTATTGGTAGCCATTTATGAATCATGGTACAAGACACTTTATAATTTTATTTGTCCGTTTGGTGTAATCGTGAAACACCGTTGTAACCCGTAAACAAGAAAAATTGAATAATGCATCTATATGCGGCATTGCGGTTTTATATAGATAAACAATGACAGACAAGGTTGCCCTTGTCTTATTGTGTATTTAGAGAACAAAACATAAAACAAAGCAGGAGGAAAACAAGAAAGATGGGAAGAAGGAAAGGCAGAGAAGTCAAAGAAGCAAGCGAGAATCTCATACCATTAAGCGAACGCTCTATGGAAGAACGAAAACGAATCTCCAGAATGGGTGTAGAAGCAAAGCGAAAGAAGAAAGAACAGAACATGGCGTTACAAAACTGTATGCGTCAATTATTGGAGATGAAAACAAACAGTGATAAGAAAAAACAGGTATTACGTTCTTTTGGATTTACAGATGAGGAACTTACCAATCGTTCGTTACTGATGGTTGCATTGTTTCAAAAAGGTTTAACTGGTGATGTTTCTGCAATCAAAGAAATCACAGACATGATGGATAAATTGGATATGTTTGAAAACACAGGAAAGATAACAAGTAACGTAACAATCAATCTGGTTGCTAAAGGGGAAACATATCAGCCAAATGAAGCAGATGAACAGGAAATCTGGGACGCAGAGAATGGAACAGACTTAATAGAAGATGATGACGAATGGGGAGATGACGTTTATGATGGATAGTGTCAGAGAAGCGTCAGACGTTGATATAGGGAGAGATTATGGAGTTACCCTAAGAAGTCCTCACCTTAATACAGAAAATGGCTTAAAAGGGCAAATAAACGGCTTACAGAGGTTATCTGCTTTGGAATGGTTAAGGAAACACACAGAACAAAATGAACTGTTTTCCAAGAATATATTGACAAACATATCAGAACATGATATAATTTAAAATATAAAAGGAGTTAGAACATGAGCAGAGCAGAGTTTAGAAGGGAACAGAGGGAGAAGAAGAAAGATAACAAAACATATACCTTAACAGCAAGGGAATTGGAACAGTTAGAACAAAGAATCCGAAAGGAAGAACAACAGAAAGCGAAACAAATCATTCTGGAACAGACAAAAGGTTTAGCAGAACAGATATTAACCATGATGTTGGTAATTCCAACAAATGTATTGGTGTCTGATTATTGGCAGAAGTCAGCAAAGAAGCGCATACCAAAGTTTGTAGATGATTGCATGAGCCTATATGAAGCATTTACAAGTGGTGTAGTAAAAATGTCTGAGATGGTAGAACTCACAGAAGAATATGCAGGAATCAAGTTAGTGCAGGATGAACAGTTTTCCATGTTTGCAGAAAAGGTGGGAGAACATGAAAAGTAAATTACAGAAGGACATAGACAGTTATGTAAGAAAGTATGCAAAGAAGCATAACATAACAAAAGAACAAGCACTAACACATAAACGAGTGCAGAATGTGATTGCATGGTTAAGGTTAAGGGAAGGAGAATGATAAAACAGAAAGTGGAACAATACAACCTTGATGTGGTTGATTTGGGAAAGGAATTAGAAGCAGAGTGCAGTGTGGAACTTCTGTTATAACAAATCAAATACCTATTAGGAAATGAAAGGGAAGTCAGAGAAAGGAAACTATATAAATTTGACAGGACAGAACAGAGATTGTTAGAATAGTTCTATGAGTTCATACAAGAATAGTATATAACAAGTATACAAAGAACAATAGAACATAACATACCATTTAGAACAAAGACAGAACAAAGAATATAGAAAGGGGCATAGAATACATGGGAGCAAAAGCAAGTGGTATCAAGGTAACATACAGAAACATCAAAGAATTAAAACCATATAAGAAGAATGCAAAGAAGCATCCAAAAGAACAGGTTGAACGAATTGCGAATAGCATTAAACAGTTTGGGTTCTTTGAGCATAGAGCAGTAGCAATCGACAGTGAGGACAACGTAGTGGAAGGACACGGAAGAATCCTAGCGGCAAAGAAAGCAGGATTGACACAAGTGCCTACAATCTGTTTAGATGATATGACAGAAGAACAAATCAAAGCATGGCGTTTGATTGAAAACAAAACAGCAGAATCCAGTTATGATGAAACATTGATAAACAAAGAAATTGAAGAATTGTTACAATCAGACATAGATATGGAGGCGTTCGGATTCAGCGTTGATATTCTGGAAGATGAAACAATAGAGGTTGAACCAGATGTACCTTTTACAGAGATACTTAACGAAGAAAATAATTACATTGTGTTAAAGTTCAATAACAAGATTGATTGGATTAATGCAATGGGGATATTTGGAATTGAGAAAGCAAAAGCGTACCCTACAAGGAAAGGAGGAAACAAAAAGACGTTTGATATGCAAGGAGTAGGAAGGGTGCTAGATGGACAGAAAGCGTTAGAAAGGGTGACAGGGAATGAGATATAAGGGAAAAGAAATCATTGTTGCTTGCCCGTCTTATAAACGTTATAAGGTAGAGACATTAGCATACATTCCGTTTTGTAAAGTCTATGTTTCACCAGAAGAATATGAAGCATATTTAGAGTTCAATCCAAAACACAAAGACAACATTGTGAAGTGTCCGAAAGGTGTACAAGGGAATCTGTGCAGGGTTCGTAACTATATCCTTGGCACAGAGTTTGAAAATGGTGCAGATATTGTTTTATTGATTGATGATGATTTACGAGCGATTGAACATTTTGAAATGTCAGAGGATGAAACATATGCGTATGAAAAAGTCAAAGTAAAATCAGATGAAATATTAGACTTCTTATATCGTTATTCTTTATTATGCCATGACTGGGGTTTTAAGTTCTGGGGATTGAATTGCAACAGAGATGCAATGTCATATCGGCAGTATTCACCATTCAGCACCACATCATATATTGGAGGACCTTTCCAGTGTTTCTTAAAGGGGAACGAACTCAGATATGATGAACGATTACCGCTGAAAGAAGATTATGATATGACTTTACAGAACATGAATCTGTACAGAGGTGCATTGAGATTGAACAAATACCATTATGTATGTAGACAGTCAGAACAAAAAGGCGGTTGTGCTATGTACCGTAACATGCAGAGGGAGAAAGAACAATTTGAATTGTTGAGGCAGAAATGGGGAAGCAACATAGTAAGATTGGACACATCAAACAAAGGACGAAGCAAAAAGAACAGAAAGTATATAGACTACAATCCGATTATAAAGATACCAATAAAAGGTATATAGCAGAGAGGGGCAGAACATTGTTTCTGTCCTTTTTATTTTTATTACAAAATATTTACAAATAACTGTTGACTTTCTGCTATGTTGTGTTATAATATAATTAAAGTTAAGGAACAACAAACAAATAAAACAAAACAGGAGGAAAACAAAATGAAATATAATATGATATATGACAAAGACACTGGAATGTTTATTTATAGAGGACATAGCATTTTTCCTTTAGAGAGAACAAATGGAACACCGGCAAGCGTAATAAGAAGTTACTATGCTGATGAAAGGCAGAGAATTGATAGGAATATAGAGTTAGAAGAGAAATACAAAAATATAGATTTAGATAGTTTGCACAATGCAGATGAAGATATTGATTTCTTTTTGAATATGGTAAATAATTAAAAATAGTTATTGACAAAACAAAACATTTATTTAAGAAAGGGTGTAAAACAAATGGAAGAAAAGAATATGAGAACAGAGGAAACAAAACATGAAGTAACAAACGAGCAGATTTTGGAACATCTGAAAGAGATTGAAATTGCACAAGGTGGAATTGCAAATGGAATCAATACATTGTTTAGTGTTATAGTTGAAAGAAAGGAACAGTTAAAGTTAAGTAAGAGCGAAATGGAAATGATTAGACATGGAGAGGTTGCACTCGCTTGTCTCACAGACCATATGGCTGATATTTCTGGAATGAATGAGGAATTAAATAGACGTGAGAAAGAGAGGCAGGCAGAGGTTCATGTTATAAGCAAAGAGGAC